GCCCCCGAATCTGATGGTTTGGGGGCTTTTTCTATGCATTTTTGGAACTTTTTAATGGAGCTTTTTCTGACTGGATTTTGTGTGACTGTAACGTGACTGTAACCGATAATTTTTGGGATTCCTGAATCAGCTCTGCGGTGTTGGTATGGGTGTAGAAATCTATGGTGGTTGTATAGGCGGCGTGACCCATGATTTGCTTTAAGAGCTCCGGCTTCATGCCGGATTTGACGGCGTAGGTGGCATAGGTATGGCGGCAATTATAGGGGGTCATATCTTGGGCGGAGATTTCCTCCATGAGGCGCTTCCAGTCGCGCTTGACGAAGTTTCGGTATTCGCGGTTCCCGCTATAGCCGTCGATCAGGCGGGGGCCGCTGGAGGCTCTGGCGGCTTCCAAGAGGCAAGCATAGGCCTGCTTGCCGAGAGGGGAGACGGGGATCACTCTGTTTTTCCCGGCTTCTGTTTTGGAGCCGGAAATGAAATAATCTGGGGTGCAGTTTTCCACAAGGGCCGAGAATAGCTCATTGGGGCGGCAGCCTGTGGACAGGAGCAGCAGGGCAATGGGGGCAGCGGTGGAAGTGGATGCTTGAATTGCGCTGATCTGGGCTTCCGTGAAGACGGCCTTGGTGCTCTTCTGGTGGGCGGTGACAGTGAGGTACTTTGCATAGTTGGTGTGGCAAATCTCCTCCTGAATGGCCCACTGGGATAGCTGGGAGAAGAGCTGCACAACCTTCCCACAGGAGGACTTGGAAAGGCCGTCCAGCTCCATTTGATTTATGATGGACTGAAAGTCGCTTGTTCGGAGTTTCCGAAACACTGAATTGTACAGAGGCCCACAATGGGAATAGGCGAACTTATAGCCAGAGACACCGCTTTCTGTGAGGGTGCGGCTATGCGTGGGTTTCCAACGGTCATAGACCTGGGAAAAGGTCAGGTTCAGGGAATCGGAAACAGGAATGTCGGCAATGCGGGAAAGCGCCTGCTCGGCTTCGAATTTGGTAGCGAAGTAGCCGATATGGGCACCGGCTTTCTGGGCTTCCCAGGGTTTGGAACGGTGGCCGGAATGCTTGTAGACGGTTCCCATGCCGTTGGCCCGCTTGCGGCGTTTGCGCTGGGCTTCCTGTTTTTTTCCACAATAAGGGCAATAGAGGGCATCCGGAGGGATGCCCTTTTTACATTTGATGCAGTTCATATATTCTCCTTTATCATTGAATCCAGCCAATGCCGGTGTAGAACAGGTCCAGGACCAGCCAGAGAATCAGGAAGGTCACCAGGACGGTGACACAGACGGACAGGAAGGTGATGGTTCGGCGGTCCTGGCGGTGGAGCATGCTATAGTGGGTTTGCAGCTGGGCAATGTGGCGGTTATAGTCCTCGGTTTGCTGGTGGAGGGCGGCACGGAGGTAGTTGATATAGGCCTCGGAACACTCCACGGGGGGCAGCTGGTCCTGGACGGGTGGGACGTACTGGACGGCGGCCTCGATGTGGTTCAGCAGCTGGGCGGTAGGCTCGGTGACACCTGTTAAGGCGCGGTAAATGGTGGCTTTGGACACACCACAGGCATCGGCCACGGTCTGGTAGGACATGCCACGCTCTAAGCGTTTGGCATCCAACTGGGCGATCAACTCCGGAATTTCCATGATTTTACCTCCTTGATACAAAATGGTTCAGATATGAAACGGGAAAAGCACATCTGGGGATTTACGAAACGGCACATCGTCTGGTACTCTGACAAGGCAACCGGCAAGGGACAGAGACTTCCGGCGGCAGCCCAGGCTTCTGGTGGCACGGGAGCCTGGGCAAAAGAACGAACGGATGTTCTAATATAGCGTTGCGGATGCAAATACAAGAATGTACAGCTATATTATAATAAGGTATAAAGAAAGCGTAAATAGAAAAAAGCAACAAAATTTTATCAAATCATTTTTTGCAAGGAGAACAAAAGGATGGACGAAGAGAAACGGCTGCGGGAAGCGTTGGAAACGACGGCGGAAGGGATGACGGAGAAGGAGCTGCGGATTGTGCTGGCGTTCATCCGAGGGCTTCTATCGAACAAGGAATGAGAAAACTCCCCATGGGATTGACCCCATGGGGAGTTTTTCAAAGGTTGTCAAAAATGGCCCGGATGGCGGCTTCCAAGGTTTCCAGCTCGCTGTCCGTGCGGGAGCAGATCATCTGCACCACAGCCCGCTTGAACTCATTGGAGCCGGAGAGAGCGGAACCTACAAGCTCGGCAATGGTTTCCTCCCGGGTTTTGGGGACGTACATCTCCCCGGTGCCTTCCCGGAGCCAAGTTTCATTGACGCCGTAGACCCGGCAGATGTCGGAGACCGTGCGGTCGCTGGGTTCGCGCTGGCCCTTCTCGATTTGCCAGATAAAGTTTTCGGACATTCCAAGCCCTGCGGCGAAGTCTTTTTGTGTTTTTCCGGATGCCTTTCTTGCATCGCGGATGCGTGTTCCAACTGTATCCGTTGGGATCACCTCCTTACAGTCTGATAGTACCACAAAAGCCTAACTGTGTCAAGGAAAAATAAAAATTACTACTTGACAAACCTAGCACAGCGTGGTAATATAGCCTTGCAAGTGAGGGAAACAAGCCTCACTTATACCAGCCCGGGATGCTCCTGGAAATGCCCAGGGCGCATCTGGAACAGGCGCGGTAATTGCGGGGCACATTGAACAGATGCACGACCGGGGAACCGGCTGGGGCGCAGGATGGATCGAGGTGGTATATTTCAGATTTCCGGTTAAGGTAGGCGGTATAGTCCCCGTACTTCTTTGCAAGGGATTTGCAGAGGATGGGGAGCCCGTCAGAGGCGAAAAAGACTTCTGATGGAGCCGCCTCCCGGCGTATGTGCTTGTCCAACTCGTAGGAAAGCTCCTGAATGTGGCCCTCCAGCTCGGAGATTTTCAGAGCAAGGGCAACGGCGTGTTCCTCTGGGGTCTGACCTTCGGATGGCTCGGAAACGGCATAAATGGCGTTCAGATTTTCCTGGGCGGCGGCGAGGTCCTTTTGGGCGGTTTGGAGCTGTAGCCGCAGGGTGGCGCAGGTTCGGGCCCTGGCCAGAAGCTCTTCTTCGTAAGAATCAGCGTCTTTACTGCGTTCCGCACGAAGGGTTTCTTCCCGCTTGGCGTTTTCTTCAATCAGGGAGGCAATCTTGATGGTCATTTCCGTGTCCAGGTCGGTGAGGGTTTTGTCCTTGGCTTCCAGCTCCTTTTTCAGGGTGCTAATCTCCTGATTCTGCTTGCGGATGCGTTCAAGATCCAGATTGCTTTCCTTCTCGTGGCTTTTTGAGGAGCCATACAAGGCAATCACTAGGGCGGCGCTGACAATCCAACCGATCATGGGGTCGTTTCCTCCTTCCTTGGCAGCGGTGTCCGGGGTTGATGTGGACGGAGATGTCCAAGCGGTGGTGGCCCAGGTTGAGAAGGTAGCCGGGGCGGTGGTTATGGTTGTGGTATAGATGTCCGGAGACGTGGTTGCGGCGGTGGTTCCTTTGAAGGTGTAAGGGCAATCAAGAATGCCGTCGCCGTCCATGTCGTAGTGCTGATGGGCGCTCATACCATGGTGCCAATGGTATTGGCCTGTGCTCCTATCGTAGTGGCCGCCCTGGGAATCGGTACGGCCCGGATGGGCAGAAGCGGAGGTGACACAGAGAACGAGCAAAAGCATAAAAAGCACAAATCTTCGCATAAAATTCCTCCTTTGCCTGCAAACCTGAGTTGCCCGGGCAATTCAAGTTTACAGGCAAAGGAAGAAGAAAGCAACGAGAACATTTGAACGGTTCTGCGGGGTTGCTCCTAAAAGCCCCGGCCCATAGGCAGGAAATGAGACGGCCTGCCGAACCTCCATGAAAAGCCGCCCCGGGGCAGTAAACCGGGGCGGCGAACATCCAAAGAAAGGAATGAAACAAAATGCCTGAGAAAATTGTGAACCTGCTGAACGCCATCACGGCGGTGAAGGGCAAGGAATATGCCGAAGGCCTGGTGGACATGGCAAACCTGCTGGCCCCCAGAAAGCCCGAGGGAAAGGAGGACAGCCATGAAGAAGCTGACGCTGACGGCGAAGGAAACCGCTGAGCTGTGCCACGAATACGGGTGGCGGGTGACGCAGCAGCAGATTGCCCAGGGGATCGCCGAAGGGCGGTTCCCCTTCGGGCGGGTGGCGAACATCGGCCCCACGGGGAAGAGAAGCTTTGAAATCTTCCGGCAGGATGTGCTGGATTTTCTGAAAGAGAAGGGGGCGGAGATATGAATCCCGAGGAACTGGCAAAATTTCAGGCGCTGTTTACGATGTACAAAAAGCAGCGGCGGTTGATTGAGGCCCAGAGCGGGCGGATCAAGGCCCTGGAGGCGGAGAACAAGGCCCTGAAGGAAGGGCTTCTGGCGGACAGCGCGGCCTTTGAGGCGGAGAACGCGGAGATCTTTGAGGCGATTCACCGGAACCACAAACAGGCCCCTCTGACTGTGACGGTGCGCTATGGCTAAAGAAAGAATCCCGGAGGAGGAGCGGTCCCGGCAGCTGCAATACTACTATGACCACCGGGCGGAGCGGCTGGCCTACGGCAGCGAATACGCGGGAAGGCACAAGGAGGCCAAAACCGCCCAGAGCCGGAAATACCGGGAGAGCAACCGGGAGAAGGTCAGGGCCTATCAGAAGGAATACTACCGGAAGCACCGGGAGGCCCTGATTGCCTACCGGATGGATTACTACCGGGCGCACAAGATGGAGCAGCAGGCATACAACCGGGCGCGGTATGCCAAGAAGAAAGCCGCCGCCGGAGGTTGGAGCTCCGACGACGGCAAAGAAAAGGGATGTACTGATAGTATATCAGTCGAGAAAGGAAATGTCAATGATCCTGTATGAAGAAGAACCCTGGAAAGAGGACATGCGCCGACAGGCGAGAGCAGACCGGGGTGCCATCAAGTGCGACTGCTGCGGCGGGGAGATCACCCTGGGAGAGATCAAATACAGTCTGGACGTGGGCAGAACCACGCTGACGGTGTGCGAGAGCTGCAAGGGGGAGCTGGAAAGCTCCGCGAAGATACACGGCTTTGAGGAGGAGCTGGAGGTATGGTAGAGCAGGAAGTGATCCAGGACGCAAGGGTGCGGCCGGAACCCCGGAAGGGGTTAGAGGAAAAAGACCGGGAGGCGGAGTAGATGACCGGGGGATGCACGAAATACGACAAGACCACGGTGACCATCTGGTTCCCAAAGGGGCACATGTGCTGCGACCTGTGCCCGCTGCTGGAGACCTACGCACGGCGGCAATGCCGGAGAACCGGGGAGTACATACTGGACACGCGGGGCGTCGGGTACGAGTGCCCGCTGAGAATCGAGGAGGAAGACAATGGATAATATGGAAATCTGGAACAAGCTGGCGACGACACCGGAGGAAGCCAAGCGGAAGATCTCCGGGGGACGGCTGAACGGATTCACGGATATCAATCCCATGTGGCGGCTGCGGCGGCTGACGGAGGTCTTCGGCCCCTGCGGAATCGGCTGGAGCTACAAGGTGGTGAACCAGCGGGAGGTTGCCGGAGCAAACGGCGAGATTGCGCTGTTCCTGGACGTGGAGCTGCAGGTCAGGGTTGGAGACCAGTGGAGCGCACCTATCCCCGGACTGGGCGGGAATATGCTTGTGGCCAAGGAGAGCGGCGGCCTGCGGACCAACGATGAGGCATACAAGATGGCCCTGTCTGACGCCATAGGGACGGCCTGCAAGGCGCTGGGCATGAGCGAGGACGTTTATATGTCCGGCAAGGGACGGACCGGAAGCAAGTACCAGGAGGCCGCGCCGAGGGCTATGACGGCCAAGGAGGCGGCGGACACGGTGCTGACCATCGGGACCTACAAAGGAAGCACACTGCGGGAGGTCTACAATCAGGACAAGCGGTATCTGAAGGATCTGATGGCAAACCCGGAGACACCCGGGCAGGTGCGGGAGGCCATCACGACCATGCTGAGGGCGGCCAATGGTAGTAAGTGATCCCAAGTGGAGCATGGACGCGGACGGGGTAAGAATCTCTTTCAAGGCCCCGAACATCGAGGCGGCGAAGAAGCTGTGCCTGGAGATGGAGCGGGGGAAGGGGTACGACCTGACCGTGAAGAAGCAGAGCGGGAAGCGGAGCCTCAGCGCCAACAGCCTGATGTGGGCGGTGCTGGGGGAAATGTGCCAGGAGCTGCGGAAGACCGACCCGAAGGTCACGCCGGACGACCTGTACCGGGGATACATAAGGGAGACCGGGAACTACGACGTGGCGGAGGCATGGGAGGACAGCCTGGAGCGCATCCGGAAAATGTGGGAGAGCAACGGGCTGGGCTGGATCGCCGAGGTGGGGGAACCCATCGGGGAGGCGGACGGCATGGTGAAATACACAGTGAGGCTGTGGCACGGCTCCAGCCAGTACGACAGCCGGGAAATGAAGGGGCTGCTGGACAGCATCCTGCAGGACGCGGCGGCGCTGGGCATCTGCTCGGAGAGCACGCAGACCCTGATGGAGGCGTACCCGGATGGACAATGAGAGAACGTGCTGGCGGTGCGGGGCCAACGGGGCTTTTGATCCTCTGGACCGGCACCACATCTTCCGGGGGAAGAACCGGCGGCTCAGCGAAAAATACGGCCTTGTGGTGTACCTGTGCCACGCCGAATGCCATCTCTACGGGGAATACGCAGTACACAACAACACGGACACCCGGCACGCGCTGGAGGCATGGGGCCAGAAGAAGGCCATGGAAGAGAACAACTGGACCACGGAAGACTTTATCCGCGTGTTCGGGCGGAACTACATTATGGAGGACTGAATATGGAAATTTACAGAATTCTGGTGGACGAATATCCGGAGAGCTGTGCGAAGTGCCCCTTCGCCAAGAGCTACGACTGCAAGGGCCTGGAGGGCCGGGGGCGGTGCCTGGGCCTGCCGGTGGAGCAGGGGGACGTAGTGCTGTGGTGGTACGCCAAGTACCGGCGGCATGATTGCCCGCTGCTGAAGGTGAAGAAAGTGGGGTGCTGCGAATGCTGAACCACATTGTAATCATGGGAAGGCTGACGAGAGACCCGGAGCTGCGGCGGACCGGCAGCGGAACGGCTGTGGCGGGCTTCACGGTGGCGGTAGACCGGGATTTCCCAAACAAGGATACCGGGGCGCGGGAAACGGATTTCATCGACTGTGTGGCCTGGAGGGGCACGGGAGAGTTCGTCTCCAAATACTTCCGGAAGGGCAGCATGGCGGTGGTGGCCGGGCGGCTGCAGATCCGGGGCTGGACGGACAAGGACGGCAACAAGCGGCGGACCGCCGAAATCGTGGCGGACAATGTGTACTTCGGGGAGAAGAAGCAGGCCGAAGGAACGAACAGCGACTATGTGCCTCCCCAGCAGAACGACGACTTCGCGCTGCTGGACGGAGACGACGGGCAGTTCCCCTTTTAAGGAGGCAATATGACGCAGTGTGAGAAGATCCTGCGGCATATGCAGGACTATGGGTCCATCACGCAGGCGGAAGCCATGACGGAATACGGCTGCTACCGGCTGGCGGCGCGGTACAGCCTGAAGGGGGCGTGAAAGATGGCGAGAGACTACACGCCTGTGCCCTTTGAGTTCCTGGAGGAAATGGACGGCCTGTCGGACGAGGAGTACGGCAGGCTGATACGGAGCATGCAGCGCTACTCCATGACCGGGGAGGAGCCGGAGCTGGAAGGCACGGAACGCCTTTTCTGGAAGCGGTGCCGGAACACCATCGACCGATACGCCGCAAGCTATGACAGCCTGTGCGCCGCCAGAGCGGAGAGCGGGAAAAAAGGAGGCAGACCGAAAAACCAATTGGTTTCTGACGGAAACCAAAATAACCAAATGGTTTCCGGTGAAAAGCAAAATAACCTATTGGTTTTTGAAGAAAGCAAAGCAAAGCAAAATAACCTATCCGAAACCAAAACCAAAACCGAAACCAATACCGAAACCAATATCCCCCCAAAGCCCCCCAAGGGGCGGACGGACGCGGAATTCGCGGAGTTTTGGAACGCCTACCCGACGAAAGTTGGCAAACAGCCTGCTAGGAAAGCTTTTGACAAGGTGAAAGTGCCTGTCAAGACACTTGTGGATGCCATTGAGCGCCAGAAGTGCAGCAGCCAATGGAGTAAGGACGGCGGCCAATACATCCCGAACCCGGCCACCTGGCTGAATCAGCAGCGATGGGAGGACATACTGCCGGAGGCGGAAAGAAATGCCTGGAATGGCGGAAGGCGGGAGCTGGACGCGGACGAGGTGAAGGCGATCCGCCGGATGTTTGGAGGCTGATATGGGAACAAACTGGAATGACAAAGAAGCCGGATGCCCCTACTTCCTGGGAACGGACGGAAAAAAACGGATCACCTGCCAGGGGGTTGACGGGTACTCGGACCTGATATGGAAATATCGGTCAGCAAAGCATAGAGAGCTGCAATTCCGGGAATTCTGCTGCAAAAAATACGAATATTGCGAGGTTTACAGAATGCTGGACGAAATGGAGGCGGAGAAATGATCCGCTGTATCTACTGCCACCTTGTCAAAGAACTGGACAGCAAGGGCCGCTGCTCGTCCTGTGCCGACGCTGGCGATGCCACGGCCTACGGCCTGCACTACGGCGATTACATGGCCGCCAAACCCCGGCCCTATGTGCTGCCGGTGGCGGTAACGCCCCTGCGGGAGCTGCCGGTTATGAATCCAGAAAAAGTCTGCCGCATCTGCGGCAAGCCCATTCCGCCGGAGAGCGGGCGGCGCACCCTGTGCAGCCTGGAATGTCAGGCGGAATTCAACCGGCAGTCGGCAAAAGCGGCCCACGACAAGGCCAAAGCAGCCAAGGCAGCCGAAGAAAAGCCCCTGCGCCGCTGCGCCATCTGCGGCGAGCCGCTGCCCAGCAATATGCGCAAGTATTGCACCCCGGAATGCGCCCACCTGGGCGTGCTGAAAACCCAGCGGGAGAGTAAGGCGAGGCAAAAGAAAGGAAATGGAAAATGAAAGGATACAAAGGATTCAACCCAGGCTTGATCTGCAAGGGTAAGCAGTATCGGGAAAATACCGTATTTGAGGAGCCGGAAGCGAAAATCTGTGAAAAGGGAATGCACTTTTGCGAAAATCCCTTTGACGTGCTGGACTATTATGACCTGGTTCGCTCTGACGGTAGTTTCAACGATTTCGCGGAAGTAGAAGCTCTGGACGAGGCGAGAACGAATGATTCCAAAAAATTCTGTACGAAAAAACTGAAAATCGGCGTAAAGCTGAGCTTTGCCGGATTTGTAAAGGCTTGTGTGGATTTTGTGCTTGAAAGAACCATCCGCGAGATGCCTGATGCAAATGTTGGCTCCGGGAACAACGCCCAGGTCGGCAGCTCCGGGAACAACGCCCAGATCGGCAGCTCCGGGGACTACGCCCAGATCGGCAGCTCCGGGGACTACGCCCAGATTAACTGCACCGGAAGCGATTCCGTGATTTGCTGCGCCGGATGTGGCTCTGTTGTAAAAGCGCAAATTGGCTGCTGGATTACGCTTGCGGAGTGGAAATACGATCGATCAAAGGGTAGATATGTTCCGGTTTGCGTCAAAACGGAGTATGTGGACGGGGAGAAAATCAAAGCGGATACGCCATACAGGCTGGAAAACGGGGAGTTTGTGGAGGTTGAGAGTGATGGAGACTAAGCCCAAGACCAATGCCGACCGTATCCGGGCGATGACGGATGAGGAGCTGGCTGAACTCTACCAAAAGTGGACTTGTCCTCCCTGCCCCAGAGAAGAACACTACAGCGACTGCACAAGCTGTTGGCTCTCTTGGCTCCGCTCCCCGGTGGAGGAAAGCCCCTCGGGGGAATAAAGGAAAACAGAACAGAAAGGAAATGAAATTAAAATGGCAAATATTGTAGGACTGGATTTGAACATCGATCAGGATTATTTGGCGGAAGCGGTAAAGCAAACCGTTATGATTGGAATTTCGGAATCCTTGAACGGGAAAAACGAAATCGTGAGCCAGATCGTAAAAATGGTTTTGTCTACGAAAGTTGATAAAACCGGAAAAATTTCCAACTATGATAGAGATAATAAATATACATTGTTGGAGTTCTATGTGAGAAGTGCGATTGAGGAAATCACCCGTGATGAGTTAAAGGCACTTGTAAACGAACGCAAACCGGAAATTACCCAGGCAATCAGAGCGGAGCTGGCAAAAAAAGTTAATTACACAAAATTTGTCGATAGCTTTTTTGCGGGTGTGGAAAGTGCGCTGGATAATATATGGGTGCCAAAGATTAACGTAGAGTTTGCGAAGCGTGACGGAGACAACTACTAAAATGCGAGTGCTGGTAGAATGTGAAGAATCTCAGACCGGAGGATAGCGATGAATGATTTAGAGCAAATGGCAATCGAGCGGCTGAAAGCCGCCTCTGACATGTCTCTCATGGCGTATCAGCAGCCTTTGGTGATCTGCATTTCCGGCGGCAAAGATTCCGGGGTTATCACCGAGCTTGCGGTGCGCTCCGGCATCCCCTGTGAGTTTCAGCACAACCACACAACGGCAGATGCTCCGGAGACGGTACGGTTTGTCAGGAGCGAGTTCAAACGGTTGGAGGAAAAGGGCTACAAATGCACCGTGAACATGCCGGTTTATAAGGGGAAGCGGGTGTCCATGTGGAGCCTGATTCCACAAAAGCTGATACCTCCCACCCGACTGGTGCGCTACTGCTGTTCCACGTTGAAAGAAACAGGGGGCGCAGGGCGGTTTATCTGCACCGGTGTTAGATGGGCGGAATCTACATCCAGAAAAAGCACCCGTGGAATCTATGAAAAAATTGGCGCAACCAAGGCCCAAAAAATCATTCTTGCCAACGACAATGACGAAAAAAGAAGGCTTTTTGAAAACTGCCGCCTGAAAGCAAAGCGGGTGGTAAACCCCATTATCGACTGGGCGGACGATGATGTATACAGCTTCCTGGAAGATGCAAAATGCCCCATGAACCCGCTATACGCCGAGGGGCAATGCCGGGTGGGTTGTATCGGCTGCCCACTGGCAAAAAGGAAAAGCCGTGAAGCAGAATTTGCCAGATGGCCAAAGTATAAGAACCTCTATATGCTGGCGTTCCAGAGGATGCTTGCAGAACGCAAACGGCGTAGCAAGGAATCGGCTCGGACTACCGGAGATTGGACTACCGCAGAAGATGTTTACCGCTGGTGGATGGAGTACGATGTACTGCCGGGGCAGATCAGCACGGAGGACTATTTGGAGATGATAGACGAATGATTCACCTAGGCGATATAACCAAAATTCACGGCGGTACTGCTCCCGTTGTGGATGCGGTCATCGGAGGCAGCCCATGCCAAGACCTGAGCATTGCCGGGAAGAGAGCCGGACTTGCCGGGGAGCGGTCCGGGCTGTACATGGAACAAATCCGAGTGATAAAGGAGATGAGAGAGCATGACAGAGCAAATGGACGGTCAGGTGAGTTTATTCGCCCAAGATACATGGTCTGGGAGAACGTGCCCGGAGCGTTCAGCTCCAACCACGGAAAAGACTTTGCCGCAGTCCTCGAAGAAGCGGTCAGGGTCGTCGAGCCGGAAGCCCCCCCTGTGCCTGTACCTGAAAAGGGATGGCCCACAAGCGGATGCCTCATGGGTGACGGATGGAGCATTGCTTGGAGAGTTCTCGACGCACAGTTTTGGGGAGTGCCCCAGAGAAGGCGTAGAATCGCGCTTGTCGCAGATTTTGGAGGACAATCCGCACCCGAAATACTATTTGTCCGCAAAGGCGTGTCGGGGCATTCTGAACCGGGCAGCGAGAAGAGGAAAGGATTTGCCGGAAGCTCTGAAAGCGGCGCTGCTTATGCAGTCCGAGTCAGGGGGGGCTGTGACGGAGGCGGAAAGGGAGCGTTAGTCCAGGAAGAAAAATCTGGGACGCTGGGATGCAATAATGATCAGACTATATTCTGCAATATCACAGCTGCCGGATTCAACGCTAGCATGGGGGGAAAAGCTGGCAATATTGGGTACGAAGAAGAAAAGTTGCCAACACCTTCCGCTGCCAGACATGACGCAACAGTCCTTTGCCTGAACGACCAGGGTGGGAACGTGATGGGCATCAGCCAGGATATAAGCGGAACCCTGCGGGCGCAGGAGCACGGGCACCAACCCCTTGTGACAGTGTTTGACCCGGCGCAAATCACAAGCCCTGTGAATCGTAGCCGCCCGGAGCCTGGGAAACCCTGCCACACATTGACCTCCAGAATGGGGACCGGTGGCGGAAACGTGCCAATTATGTTCCGGCAACAGCGCTTTGGGAGCTATGACCGGGACAACGTAGCCGGGACCTGCAAGGCCAGGGACGGCAAGGACGGAGCCACAAACCTTGTGTGCATCGTTGACTGTCGGAATGGGACCGAGAATCCGGATACAAACGGGACGCTGCAAGCAAAATCCACGGGCGGGCAAAGCCTGAACCTGAACAACGTAGTCCGAGAGGCTATGACGGTTCGCCGGCTGACCCCCCTGGAGTGTGAGCGCTTGCAGGGATTCCCGGACGGCTGGACGAACATTGGGAGATGGAATAGCAGCAAGGGTAAACGTAGGAATACCACTGATTCCGCCAGATACAAGGCCCTTGGGAATTCCATTGCCCTACCTCCGTGGAAGTGGGTTTTGAAACGGCTGTGCGCCCAGTACGAACGGGATGCAACCATGGCAAGCCTTTTTGACGGAATCGGCGGCTTCCCTTTTCTGTGGGAGCAGTTGAACGGAAAAGGAAGCTGCCTGTGGGCGAGCGAAATTGAGGAGTTCCCCATGGCCGTGACGAGGAAACGGTTTGGATGACCATGGTGAGTTTATCTGCGACCGCATTTATGAGCTGGAAACGCGCTCACCCGGCGGCAGCTACTATGTCAAAGGTGAGGATCAACCGACAACAAACGATGTTGCGCGGCAGTCGTGCCTTACCCTCAAAGATATGCACGAATACCTGCAATCGAAGGTCGGTTACGGCTGGCATATCTCCGGCCTAAAAATCTACGATACGCCGAAGGAACTGACAGAATTTCACACTTGGAAAAAATGCAAATCATGCAGCAAAAGCGGGTACGAAAGCACAGCCTGTATCTATGATGAAAATTGCATGGTTCCGGTGGCGATTACTAAAGCACCGCAAAGCTGGTGCTATGTGGAGGAACTATAATGGCTTTACGTAAACTTGGTCTGATGCACCGGTTTTTCGGCGTTTTGGATGGGCATACGTGCCGGGAGTGTAGCAACTTCATAAAGGGCAAGTATCACGATAAAGTGTATGGCAAATGCAAAGTGTACGGGCTTACCCACAGTGAAGCGACGGACTGGGCGGGACGATGGATGGCTTGTGGGGCATTCAATCGGGAAATAAGCCGCAAGCCCCTTGTGAGAGAAGTCGTCCCGGAACGGAAGCGGAAAGAGGCCGACAATACGCCCATTGATGGGCAGATCAGTTTGGAGGAATTAACATGAGTGATTACATCAGCCGGAAGGCGGCGATAAAGGCAGCGGAACGCGCATACGGCGAATGGAATCTTGCTATGGCTGCTGCTGATGGTTCCAGGCAAATCAACTTGGTGTATAAACGGCAGGAGCTGTTAAAGGCGGTTGCATCAGTTTTCGATATTGTCCCCGCCGCCGATGTGGAGCCGGTGCGGCATGGGCGGTGGATTTCGTGGGAAGATGCGGATAACTGCATCCCCTCTCCGAACAGACATGAATGTTCCGTTTGCCACGATGCAGCTCAGGTGCTTGTAAATAATATCGAGTTGCTTTCCAATTACTGCCCCAACTGCGGCAGCAAAATGGATTTGGAGGAAGAAAATGATGGGTGAGATAATGCAATTCCCGGAAACCGTAGAAGAGTTTATGCAGCAGTACAAAATTACGGATTCCGAGCAAATTTATACCAACGGCGCTGAGTTGGTGCCAATCTTCCGGATGCAGCAATGGTTTGAGGCACACAAGCAACGTTGGATTCCGTGCAGCGAGAGGCTGCCAGAAGTCTGCAAGGACACCAGCTATCTTGCTTATATTCCAAGCTTTGGCGCCGCAGATATTGCAGATTATCACCCAGACGTGGACGAGTGGACATTTATGGGGCTGCCCATCACCGTTACCCACTGGATGCCGCTCCCGAAACCGCCGACGGAAGGAGGCGATGGAAATGGGTTGGATTAAGTGCAGCAAAGAGGCTTTCGAGAAATGTTCATACAAAGGCAAATGTGGAAGATTTGACGACGCTTTCTTTATGGATGAAAGCATATGTGATGAATTCAATCAATCAATAAAATCATGCATTGTGGATGCCGTCCCTGTCATCCGGTGCCGGGAGTGCGAACACGCCGAACGATATGAGCGGATAGATGGAACCGCAGGCTATTACTGCGGACACCCGCAAAACACCTTCGTCTTTGGTGATCGCTGGGATCGTGTATTCAAACCGGTAAAAAAGCCGGACGATTTTTGCAGCTACGGGCAAGCACATACCAATTCGACGCAGAAAAGAGGCTGAAAACCGTATGAGCAATGATATCACCTACATGGACTGCTGGAACTTTATCGCCCCGCTTATCCCGGTAAGCACCGACTACACAATGGATATTTACATCATGGTGTTTAACGCACTGAAAGAAGCGGAGAAAAAGCGTATTGCCGGGAAGAAAAAGGAGGGTAGGCATGAAACGTAAACGCTTTATCAAGCTGCTGATGGGCCGCCTGGGGCGCAGCACCGTTCCCGAACATCAAAGTGATTTACAGGTAAGCCCGGAAGCGGGCGGAAAGAAACGAACATGAGTGAGCGAGATAACCTGATTCGGATTCTGCGAACAAGAATCTGGCCGAAGGAGGGCGCAGACCCGGCGGAGGTCGTGGCGGACTTGCTTCTGGACAACGGGGTACGCTTCGCAACCGTTGTGAGGCCGGGAACAAGGGCGTACACAACGGACGGTGTACGAGTTTACGAGGCAACTGTCCGAAAGGTAATGTACGACTGTGGAGACTTTGGCTTCGACGAAGACGCGCTGGGCAAAAGCGTATTTCTTTGCAGGGAGGCAGCGGAAGCGGCTGCGGAGAGCTGGGGGAAGCAATTTGCCGGGGGCGGCAAAACAGGAGGCCAAAATGATGCCAATCAACATTAGCTTCCTCGGCTGCTGCAAGGACTGCAAACGCCGCTCCCCTGCCTGCTCTGATCGCTGCGCGGACTATCAGATCGCCAAAGCCTTCCACCTGGCCAAGGTGCAGTGGACGCGGGAACGGTACGCACACATTCGGCGTAGAAACACCAACGGGAGAAAGTGAGGATATTATGGCGGAAATTACACTCGATCAAGATCAAATCATCCAAAATGTAAATGAGCGCATTACGCAAGACCTGGCGGCAGCTATTAAGCAGGTCGCCAAGGACGGAGTATGGGAAGATGCCGAGGAAGACGATGGGGTCGATCCGGAAAAGATCATCCGTAGAACTATGGCGACCTATATGGGCGGCAGCGTTCCGGGGTGGTTCTTTGAGGCGTTACAGGCAACATCCTATGTGTTGGCCGCCGACAAGATGGAGGGATACGGATGTATAGCGGCACTGTATGAAGCAGCGAGCAAAGCGCAGACGGTAAAGCGGATGGCTGCGCTGACAAAGCTGCTTGCAATTTCTACGCCGATTGGTTTCATGAGCGGAATCCCACATACGACAATCGCTTGAGATATAAGCCGGGAAATGGAGGGGATAAAAGCTCACGTTGATAGAGATGTGGGCCTGTACGGCCGGAAGGTGGGGATAATTGGATAAAGAAAGGCCGCTCCCGGTGGTGGGGGCGGCCTTTTTGGGGGTTAGAGGGGGGGAAGCAAGATTTTTTTTGAAAAAAATTTCGGGTTAGCGGGAGAGGAGCGGAAATTGATATGATGGACGGAGAAAAGGAGGGGAGGGGGCGTGGACTGGAACAGAATCCGGAAGGATTATATTGCCGGGAAGGGCTCCTACCGGGAATTGGCGAAAAAATACGGGGTGTCCCCACAGGTGCTGGGGCGGCGGGCAAAAGCCGAGGACTGGGTGACACTGCGGGGACAGGCCGTTGACAGAGGGTTGACAAAGACCATAGAGACCGTAGCCCAGGCCAACGGGGATGTTGGGGTGCAATTACAGGGTGCGGCGGTGGCGCTGATTGGAAAGGCCATGGAGGGGATACAGGCCATTGACGCGGAAAATGCCAAGGCCTTGAAAGCCTACTCCGGGGTGCTGCGGGACCTGAAGGATGTTTTGGATGTGCGGTCCAGGCTGGACCTGGAGGAGCAGGAAGCGCGGATTGAGAAGCTCCGCAGGGAGGCCCAGGAGGCCCGGGAGGACAAGACGAGAGAGGTAAGCGTGACATTTGGAGGTGCGGAGGAGTGGGCAGAGTAGTGCTTGATATGGGGCCGCTGGGGCCAAATCCCAAGCAGGCGCTGGCCCTGCGGGAAAAGCATCGGTATGTAGGCTACGGCGGGGCGCGGGGCGGCGGGAAAAGCTGGTTCGTCCGCTGGAAGGCGGTGCTGCTGTGCCTGCGGTATCCGGGGATCAAGGTACTCATTACCAGAAGGACCTACAAAGAGCTGGACAACAACCACATCCAGCCGCTTTTGCAACTTTTACATGGGGTTGCGGTTTATAACCGCAGTGACAAGCGGTTCACGTTTCCCAACGGCAGCACCATTTCCTTCGGGTACTGCGCAACGGACGCGGATCTGGGGCAATACCAGGGCGCGGAATATGACGTGTGGTTCGCCGATGAGGCGGGGCAGTTCCAGGAAGGGTGGCTGACCAACATTGACGCCTGTGTCCGTGGGGCCAACGCATTCCCCAAGCGTACCTACTACACCCTGAACCCCGGCGGGCCCAGCCACGCCTATTTCAAACGTTTGTTTATAGATGGGCGGTTCACAGCGGACGAGCATCCGGAGGACTACGCCTTCATTCAGGCGCTGGTGACGGACAATCAGGCGCTGATGGACAAGCAGCCGGAGTACAAGCGGAGCCTGGAGAAGCTGCCGCCGAAGCTGCGGGAGGCCTGGCTGAACGGCAGCTGGGATATATACGAGGGGCAGTTCTTTGAGGAATTCCGGGACGACCCAAGGCATTACAAGGACAGGGTGTACACCCACGTGATCGAGCCCTTCGAGGTGCCGGACGGGTGGAAGATATACAGGAGCTTCGACTGGGGCTACAACAAGCCCTTCTCCTGCGGCTGGTGGGCGGTGGACTATGACGGGATTCTATATCGGATACTGGAGCTGTACGGCTGCACGGACACGCCCAACGAGGGCTTCAAATGGCCGCCGGAGCAGGTTTTCGCGGAAATCCATCGGATTGAGGTGGAGCATCGGTGGTTGGCTGGGAAGAAGATCATTGGCATTGCCGACCCGGCCATCTGGGACGCGGAACGGGGAGAATCCATTGCGGATGTGGCGGCAAAACACCGTGTGTACTTCTCCCCGGGGGACAACAAGCGGATTCCCGGCTGGATGCAGGTACACTACCGGCTGCACTTTGACGAAAACGGGTTTCCGCAGATGTACATTTTTAGAAACTGCAGGGCCTTTATCCGGACAATCCCCATGCTGATGTATGACGACCACCGCGTAGAAGACCTGGACACCAGCATGGAGGACCATGTGGCGGACGAGGTGCGGTATATGTGCATGGCGCGGCCCATCAAGCCCATTGTGCCGGAGGTGGACGACGGGTACACCCACTCGGCGGTATATCAGGCGCTGGATGTGCCCAGGGGAGACCTGTACAGGCCCAGCAGGGCGGCGCGGATGGAGATTGTAAGGACTGGAGGACAGGAAGATGGCGAGACGTAGAAACGAGGACCAGGCGGCGATGCCGGAGCAGACCATGGAGCCGGAGCAGACCATGGAGCAGCCGGAGAGCCGGGGCGGGCAGTTCGCCACGGCGCAGCAGGGGGCGCAGGCCGCCATGCTGGAGGCCATGGGCAACCAGATGGCGGGGGCGGCTACGGTGCAGGCCCGGCGTGTGGAGGCCGTGGGGGTTGACCAGATCCGGGATGCCCTTTTGCAGCTGAACCGCTACAAGCAGGGTAAGGCCATGCTGGACCAGCGGATTGTGGACAACGAGAAATGGTACCGTATGCGGCATTGGGAGACACTGCGGCGGGCCGGAGGAGACGTGGAGCCGGTATCCGGGTGGCTGTTTAACGCATTGGCAAACAAACACGCAGACAGTATGGACAATTATCCCACCTGCACGGTGCAGGGCCGGGAGCAGAGCGACGAGGAGGAGGCCAAGCGGCTGAGCAGCATCCTGCCGGTGGTCATGGATCAGTGTGAGTTCGAGGCGGTGTACGATGCGGAGCAGGACTACAAATTAAAGTATGGGGCCGGGTGCTACGGCGTTTTCTGGGATTCCGGGAAGCTGAACGGGCTGGGGGACATCAGCATACGGAGCATTGACATTCTCAATCTGTTCTGGGAGCCGGGGGTGACGGACATTCAGGACAGCCGGAACCTTTTCTATGTGACCATGGTGGACAATGACGCCCTGAAAGAGCAGTACCCGGAGCTGGGGGACAGGGTAGGCGACAAGAGTTTCACGGTGGCGGAATACAGCTACGAAGACAACGTGGACACACGGGACAAGACCACGGTCATTGACTGGTACTACAAGCGGCGCAGGAACGGGAAGACCGTGCTGCACTACTGCAAGTTTACCGGGGACACGGTGCTGTTCGCATCGGAGAACGAGCCGGAATACGCGGAACGGGGATGGTACGACCATGGGCTGTATCCCTTCCATATCGATTCCCTTTTCCGGGTGGCGGGCAGCCCCTGCGGGTTTGGGTACATCGATGTGGGCAAGAGCGCCCAGGAGTACATCGACCGGGGGAATCAGGCCGTATTGCAGAACATGCTGGCCAACGCACGACCCCGGCATTTCATCCGGAACGACGGCAGCGTGAACGAGGCGGAATACGCGGACATGCGCAATGATTTCATTCACGTGGACGGGAATCTGGGGGAAGACAGTATCAAGCCCGTGAACGGCAAGGTGCTGAACGGCATCTATGTGACCGTGCTGAACAACAAAATCGACGAGCTGAAGGAGGTCACGGGCAACCGGGACATCTCCACCGGCGGCACCTCCACCGGCGTGACGGCGGCTTCTGCCATTGCGGCCATGCAGGAGGCGGGGAGCAAGCTGAGCCGGGACAGCAACAAGTCCAGCCACAGGGTATTCCGCAAGGTGTGTCTGATGGTGATTGAGCTGATAAGGCAATTCTACGACCTGCCGCGGCAGTTCCGGATCACGGGACCGCAGGGGGAGGCGGAGTATGTGGCCTACAGCAACGCGGGGCTTCAGCCCCAGCAGCAGGGGGCGGCATTCGGTGTGGATATGGGGTATCGGCTGCCGGTGTTTGATATCAGCGTTTCCTCCGAAAAGGCAAGCCCCTACTCCCGGCTGAGTCAGAACGAGATGGCCATGAACTTCTATTCGGCGGGGTTCTTCAATCCGCAGCTGGCGGATCAGGCGCTGGCCTGCCTGGACATGATGGACTTTGACCGCAAGGCCAAGGTCGTGCAGCGGATACAGCAGAACCAGATGATGTATCAAATGCAGCAGGCGGCCATGATGGCGGCTATGGGGCCGGCGCAGGATACGGCGGAAGCGCCCGCGGGAGGCGGAAGCACGGAAAGCTCCGACGGGGAGAGCAGCATTACGAAAAATGCACGGGAGCGGGTGGCCAACTCCACGGCCCCGGGCTAATCGGGAGGTGGCGGCATGATTCGCGTGACTTTTGGAGATATGGGCGGGGCGCTGTGGCTGGATATGTATGGCCATGCCAACAGTGCGGAATACGGCAGGGACCTGATCTGCGCAGCAGCCACGGCGCTGACCTACACGGCGGCGCAGCTGGCTATGGATTTGGACACTGACTATGGGCTGGAAGCTTCACCCACGGTGGAGCTGATGCCTGGGAAAGCCACTGTGCGGATTCAACCGGTGAATATGGAGGTTGCCCGGGCACAGTGGGGTGTAATCCGGCGGGGCATGGAAATGCTGGCCGGGAACTACCCCCACAACATCAGAATTTACTACATCGGGAACGGCGAAAGCCGAGAAAATAAAACCGAGGATTCGCGGGCCGAACCCGCAGACATGGAGCCGCGGGCCTAACCCGCAGAGGAGGAACCTATGAAGTTGTTTGGAAAAATCATCCGGCTAAAGGAACTGCAGCTGTTCGCGGAAGGCGCAGGGGCCGGAACGGGCGAGGGAGGCTCCGACGCCGGGAGCCAGACGGGAGCACAGGCAGCAGCCGCAGATGCTCAAACCGCGGAACCGACTTTCGACGAGCTGATCAAGGGCAAGTACAAGGCGGACTATGATGCCAGAATCCAGAAGACCATTCAGGCGCGGATGCGGGGAGCCAAGACCAACGAGGAACGGCTGGCCAAGACCGAGCCGCTGCTGCAGATGCTGGGGCAGAAGTACAGCGTGGACGCGGGGGACGTGGATGCCCTGATGGCGGCGCTGGACAACGACGAGCAGATGTGGCAGGCCGAGGCGGCGGACAAGGGAATGTCCGTGGAAAACCTGAAGGCCCTGCGGACTGCCGAGCGGGAGAACGCCATGCTGAAGCGGCAGCAGGAGCTGAACCAGCGGGAGGCCGCGGCCCGGGAGACCTACACCAGGTGGGCAGCCCAGGCAGAGCAGGCCAAGGCGAAATTCCCGGGGCTGGATCTGGAGAGCTGCCTGGAAGACGCGCAGTTTGTGTCCATGCTGCAGAGCGGCGTTGACGTGGAGAGTGCCTATTGGGCCAGATACCACGACGACATCATGCAGGCCGGCATGGAGAAGGCCACGACGGAGGCGCAGAAGAAGCTCTCCGCCAGCGTGGCCTCCGGAAGCCGGAGACCAACCGAAAGCGGCGTGGGGAACGGCCCCACGGTAAGCCAGAAAGTAGACGTAAGCAACATGAGCCGAAGCGAATTTACAGCCTATATGGACCGCATTATGCGGGGAGAGAGGATTTCCTTCGGCTAAAACGAAAGGAGATACTATGGAAATCATCAGAAACCTTATTCTTATGGGCAGCCTGCAGCTGTTTGCGGGCGACCTGAACACCAACGTTACCACCGATTCCGGCCTGTCCGCCGAGAACAAGACCTTTTATGACCGGACGCTGCTGGAAAGCGCAAAGCCCAACCTGATCCACAGCCAGTTCGGCCAGAAGCGGCCTATTCCCAAGAACGGCGGCAAGAAGATTGAGTTCCGGCGGTACGGCGCACTGCCCAAGGCCCTGACCCCTCTGACCGAAGGCGTGACCCCCGACGGCCGGAAGCTGACGGTGACCGCCATCGAGGCGGAGGTGCATCAGTACGGCGACTATGTGGCGCTGTCCGATGTGCTGGACCTGACCGCCATCGACAACAACGTGCTGGAGGCCACCAAGGCCATCGGCAATCAGGCGGGCCTGACCCTGGACACCATTACCCGGAACGTCCTGCAGGCGGGCACCAACGTGCAATACTGCCCCAAGGTAGGCGCTACCGGCACCACCGCCGTGACCTCCCGGGCGGACATTGACGCCACCTGCAAGCTGACCGTGGACGAGATCAAGAAGGCCGTGGCCACCCTGAAGGCCAACAACGTGTCCAAGATCAGCGGCAGCTATGTGGCCATCATCCACCCCTACGCGGCCTATGACCTGATGTCTGACCCTGCCTGGGAGGAGATGCATAAGTACACCACCTCCGACAATATGTACGAGGGCGAGATCGGCAGAATTGCCGGTGTGCGGTTCGTGGAGAGCAGCGAAGCGCTGATTGTCAAGACCTCCACCAATCCCGCCGTGTTCTGCACGCTGGTGCTGGGTGAGAACGCCTATGGCATCACCGAGGTCACCGGCGGCGGCCTGAAGACCATCATCAAGCAGCTTGGTTCCGCCGGTACGGCTGACCCTCTGGATCAGCGCAGCACCGTGGGCTGGAAGGCCTTGCAGACCGCGGAGATCCTGCAGCAGAACTACATGATCCGTATCGAGAGCGGCGGCGCTTTCTCTGGCACGGCGAAGGCAAACTGATTTGACACATGGGGCGGGAAACCGCCCCTGACCATGAAAGGAGCATATGTATGGCAACCAAGAAAGACGATGTGAAGGAAGGCTATGTGCGAATCCGGCTGCCCCTGAGCAGGGAACAGAAGGAAGATATGTACGTTGGTCTGAACGGCGTGGGCTACCTGATCAAGCGGGGGCAGGAAGTGGATGTCCCGGCGGGCGTGGCGGAGATCATCCAGCGCAGCGAGGAGATGCTGGCCCAGGCGCTGGAATACGAATCCAGCGTGTCCAAGGCATCCAATCCCGGCGAGGTGTAACATGACGGTCCGGGAGGCCATTGCTTCCGTGGACAGCCGGAAGCCCAACGCCTTTGACATCACCGAAAAGCTGGCGTGGCTGAACGCCCTGGACGGGAAGATTCAGCAGGAGGTTATTGACACCCACGACAATCCCGACGGCATCCTGTTTGTGCCCTATGGGCTGGACGATGGGGACAGGGCGCTGCTATCACCGGAGCCATGGGACAGGATGTACATCAGCTATCTGGAGAGCCAGATGGACTACGCCAACGCGGAATACGGGCGGTACAACAACACTGCCGCCATGTTCCAGGCGGAGTATGACGGCTTTGCCAACTGGTACAACCGGACGCATACGCCCAAGGGAACAAGAATCCGGTACTTTTAGGAGGAAACCATGAAGCTGCCAAGTTTGAGCGAGATCAGCCGCAGCGAGGAGCTGACACAGAGCTTCCCGGGGCTGGACAGGAATTTAAGAGGGGCGGACGGAAGCATGTCCGACATGCGGAATCTGACCTCTGACCACTATCCGCTTTTGGCGGCCAGAGAAAAAAGGACCATGCTGGATGTGCTTGTGAAGCCCAACGGGCTGCTGGCCAAGGACAAGCTGGTGTGGGTTGACAATCGTAACCTCTTTTACGGCGGCGTGGACCTGACGGACCATCTGACGGATGCGGGGGTACATCTGACGGACAGTGAGAAGACCCTTGTATCCATGGGCGCGTACATTATCATATTGCCGGACAAGGCATACATGAACACGCATGACTTTGCCGACTGCGGGAAAATTGAGGCGGACTGGGTGAACGGAAGCAAAGCGACCGTTTCCCTCTGCATGGAGGATGGGGCGGCCTACGACTACACCGCAGGGAAGGAACCCCCTGCAAGCCCCAAAAACGGCCAGTTCTGGCTGGACACCTCCGGGGACACCGACGCCATGAAGGTATGGAACGAAAGCAGCGGAAGCTGGGTAAGCGTGGAGACGGTGTATTGTAAGATTTCCTGCGCAGGAATCGGGGTGCAGTTCAGGGACAACGACGGCGTGACGGTTTCCGGAGTGGAGAAAATCGAGGGCAGCCGGATTGTGCAGCATGTGACGCAGGACAGCATGGTGCTGATTGGGCTTGTGCCCCAGAAGGTGACCGTGGAGGCGGGGAAGCTGCACATTACCCGGAAAATGCCGGAGATGGACTATGTGGTGGAGTGCCAGAACAGGCTGTGGGGTTGCTTCTACGGCGTGAAGGACGGGAAGACCATCAACGAAATCTACTGCTGCGCCCTTGGAGACTTTAAGAACTGGGAGCGGTACGCGGGCATCTCAACGGACAGCTACCGGGCCAGCGTGGGCACGGACGGGAAATGGACGGGAGCCATTACCTATCTGGGCTATCCCCTCTTTTGGAAAGAGAACCACCTGCACAAGGTCTATGTGGACGAGGGCGGGGCGCATCAGATCCAGGACACGGCCTGCCGGGGCGTGCAGGAGGGCTGCGGCAGGAGCTTGCAGGTGGTCAATGACCGGCTGTACTTCAAGTCGAGAAGCGGTGTATGCGCCTATGACGGCAGCCTGCCGGAGAACACAGGGTACTCTCTGGGGAATGAATTGTTCTCCGAGGCCGTTGGCGGGAGTTTGCGGGGGAAATACTATCTCTCCATGCTTGGGGAGACCGGGTGGAACCTTTTTGTATACGACACGAAAAACGGGATCTGGGTCAAGGAGGACAACACCCACGCGCTGGCCATGGCAACGCTGAAGGACGAGCTGTACATTCTGGACGCGGAGACGAAGAAGTTCTTCGGGGCCTCCGGGCGGGCGGAAGGCGAGAAGGAAAAGACCGTGCAGTGGAGCGCTACCACGAACATCATCGGATACTCGGACGCAGGGCAAAAATATGTTTCCAGATTTGCCGTGCGGCTGAGGCTGGAGGACGGGGCCACGGCCCAATTCTCCATCGAGTACGATTCCAACGGCGTCTGGCTGCCCTGCGGGAGCATCGTTGGAAACCGGATCAAGAGCGCAATTCTGCCGGTGAAGCCCAGGCGGTGCGACCATTTCCGGATTCGGATCACGGGCTTCGGGACCATGCAGATTTACAGTATCTCGAAAATCTATGAGAAAGGCAGTGACGTGTGTGGATATTAAATTGCCGACACCGCCTATGCTCTCCGGAAACACGGAGGAGCAGGTGCGGCAGCTGTGGAGTTACCTGTTTCAGGTGGTGCAGCTGATCAATGCCATGAGCGGAGGGAAGAAGGATGTACGCAAGATTACCTGACGGGAAGACCAGCCTATTTCAGTGGGACACCAAGCAATATCTGGAAGTAAGCGAGGGCGTGACGAGAGTGGACTTCTGCTTCCGGATAGACCCGGAAGTTGTATACGGTGTGTTCGCCAAAAACGGCAAGTGCTACATTCCCAACCTCCTGATTCAGAAGGCGGGAATCATTGACGCGCTGATTATGTCCACGGCGATTGGAACCACCACGGACCGGCGTCTGGAAATCCCGGTGGAGGAGCGGCCCATTCCTCCCGGATATGTGGCGACCAAGGACGGGGCCATTATCTCCTACAACGACCTGGAGGATATTCTGGGAGAGCTGAAATTCCTGTCCACCAACGGCGGAACCATGGCGGGGGACATCAACATGGACGGGCGGAAGATCACCGGACTTGTTGATCCTGTGGCGGATGAGGACGCGGCAAGAAAACGCTATGTGGACACGGAAATTTCCACGGCGGCGGGGAATGCGGAGACGAACGCGAAAGACGCCAGCCTGCCCAGGGCGGGCGGGGCTATGACCGGAAACATCAGCATGGGCGGGAACACCGTGAAGGGGCTGAAAACCCCTGCTGACGGGGCGGACGCTGCCACGAAGGACTATGTGGACGAAAAGCGGCATACCTTCACGGCGATGCTTGGCACCGCTTGGACCGGTTCCGGGCCTTACACCCAGACGGTGGCGGTAAGCGGCATTCTGGCATCGGATATGCCCCACATCATGCCGGTGTACAGCACCGACAATGCCATGGCCATTGCGCAAAAAGAGGCATGGAACTGCGTGAGCAAGGGCGAAGCAACGGCAAATGCGGTTGTATTCACATGCTTTGAGGAGAGACCGCAGGCAGAAATTCCCATTCAGATCGAGGTGATACGCTAATGGGGCAGTGCTTTTTGTATGGCAGCGGGAGCGGTCGCAGTAAGAATTATTGGATAAGCAATGTCTACGGCGGGGCAAATCCCCCTACGGCAGGCGTGAAGGTATATGATATTTTTCTTCGGACAAACGTTGCGCTTCTGAGGGGCGAATTAACGACGAATGTCCAAAGTACGCCTCTATGGACTGACTCTGATGGTGCATTTTGTATCAGTTTGGTTGGCGGCGCTTTCCCCAATACCAGCAGCAGTGCATACTTCGCCAGTAATGCGCAACATAAAAACTTCTCTATATCCGGCTACCCTGGGCAGGCGTACATCTACGAAAATGGTGGTTGGCGGCGGTGCGACGGGTATATATGGAACGGCAGCGCATGGATACAGTTTTCCAGCGCCTGGGATGGCACGCTGTTTTACAATGGAAATCAGTACACGGATATAACAGGCGGGTGGACTGGGGCTGATAGCTATAGCCCGAACCTGACGGCAACGCTTATGAGCGGAACAATCACGGTTTCTACGGCAAGCGCTGTGGACCTGAGCGGATTCTCGACCTTGAAATTCATGGGCAGCGGTAACGGTGCAAACAGCGGCGGCGCCTATTCGGCAAAATGCAAGATTTTCAACGAATCCGGTGTGGAGGTGACGTCGCTAGACTTCCAGAACAACGGCACCTATGCGGTGAGCGTTGCCGCACTGTCCGGGAAACATTACGTGCGGTTTATTGCCCAGGGTTCCCGGGGAAATAATCTGAACATTTCCAAAGTTTGGCTGGAATGAGGTGAACGTATGACAATCTACATTGATAAGGATTTCCGCTGCTTCGCAGATCCCGGAGAAGGCCTGGAAGCGGTGCAGACCGACTTTTTTGACGGTAAGGCCCCGGGCTATATCGAGGGCTACCGGTTTATCCCCACTGGGGAACACTGGACGGCAGAGGACGGGACGGTGTACCGCGGCGAAGCCGCCTTCCCGGTGACGGACTGGGAGGAGCTGGACGCCGTGCAGCGGGAGTATGAGCGGGAGCAGTATGAAACCCTGACCACCCAGAATGCTGAGTACGAAGCTGCCCTGTCTGAAATTGAAACTGCGCTGGGGGTGAAATGATGACCATTGAAGAACGGAAACAGAGAATCCTTGCGAAAATCACGGAAATGAAGGCCGAGGGCGCGGACATGCGGAACGCCCTGACCATTTTGGAGGTGAAGCCGGATGAAGAAGTGGAGTAACGGAGCCAAAAAGCGGCTGGTGGAAATCCGTGCCGCCGAGGATGGAGAGCAGGACATGAGAGCTATTGCGGCGGCCTTTGCCAAGCTCCCGCCCGGCCAGCTGAAAAAAGTCCTGACGGAGGATATTATTGCAATTCTGGCGAAGTATGGGGTGGTGATTGGATGACTATCCGGCAAGTCCAAAACCTGTTGGATTATTTGGGCTACGACCCCGGCCCTGTTGACGGGCTGGACGGGGCGCATCCGGAGTGGGAAGACGAGCGGTTTTAGGAAATGTGAAATACGGGCCGCGGCGAAAGCTGCGGCCTTTTGCAAAGGAGGATACTATGGCAGACACCACGAAGAAAAAGGAACTCTATGACAGCAGCTACCTTGACCGGCTGCAGCAGAGCCAGGCGGCGCTGGACAACCACCTGACCACCAAACCGGGGGCATACCAGAGCAAGTATCAGGGGCAGATTGACAAGGTAATGCAGAACATCACGGACAGGAAGCCCTTCCAGTACGATGTGAACGGAGACGCCCTGTACCAGCAGTACAAGGACCGGTATACCCAGATGGGCCGACAGGCCATGCAGGACACTATGGGACAGGCGGCGGCGCTGACTGGGGGCTACGGAAACACCTACGCCCAGAACGTGGGGCAGCAGGCATATGGGGCCTATATGCAGGGACTGACGGACAAAATTCCGGAGCTGTACCAGCTGGCACTGGACAAGTATGACCGTGACGCCACGCTGGAAAAGGAAAAGTACAGTGTCCTGAAGGACGCGGACGCCACGGACTATGGGCGCTGGGGTGACCGGCTCAACCAGTGGAACACGGACAGAAGCTATCTCTCCGGCAGGGCGGACACGGAGCTGAGCCAGGCCATGAGCATCAGCAACACAATGTATGCCCGCCTTGCGGAGTTGGCGGCAAAGGGGTACACCCCCACGGACGATGAGCTTCGGGGGGCTGGCATGACCCGGGAGCAGTGGGACAAGCTGCATCCGGCGTATGTGCCCAGCTATGCGCCGGTGGCGGCGAGCAGCGGGAACACGAGAAATTACAATCCGCAGCCAGACCCCGGAAAAGGTGGAATGACGCTGGAAGAGCAATACGCCTACATGGCCAAGAACGGGGCAACCCAGAAAGAACTTTACTATTTTGCCCAGGAAGCAAAGCAGAACGGCGCTACGGCGAACGACATCCGAAAGTGGAGTACCAAATATATGCACGCCAATTCCGGGAAGTAAGGAGACAATATGGCAACGTTATCTACATTCCAGAAATTCAAGGAAGAGCAGGAGAAGAAAAAACAGGGCGGTCAGCAGAGCAACCAGCAAAGCACCCAGCAGAGCGGGCAGAAGAGCACCGGCCTTATGAACAGCTATCAGCAGTTCATGGCAAAGCAGCAGGGGCAGGAAACGGCATACACCCCTGAATCCGACTATGGCCAGCGGGTCATGGATGTAATCGGTAAGGTGGGCAATTCCGCGGCTTCCAGAAACGGGGAATGGACCGCGGACGCTTCCGGTGGAAACGCTGCGGAGATCAACGCTTTACTGCGGGAATACGATGCCTACACCGGGGACAAGAGCGGCATGACCGAATATCGGAATGCTTTGCTTGACTACAACAAGAGGATACAGGCCGAAAACCAATACTACGCAGGATTCGGGACGAAGGATGACTTCAACCGGGTGCGGAGCGGATATACGAATTTCGGGGTTGGATACGACCCGCGAAGCTACGAACTGGACGATGCGTCTGCCCGGAAACTGCGGCAGGAATCGGCACAGAATGACGCCAAGGAGGCCCAGAGGGCGCTGGCGGAGCTGAATTCCGCAAGGAAGAATTTCGCTGCCGTGGATTCGGAATGGAGAGCTATGGACGAAAGGTACAGGAGCTTTACCATTGACGAATACGATAAGGACCTGACGCAGCGCTGGCAGGCGGCGAAGGATCAGGTGACGGCGGCGGAGAATGCGCTGTTGAATTCCCGGAACCGGATGGACGCATACAATGCAACCTGGGGGAAGGTTGATAAGTACGGGGAGACATCCGAGGCAGCCAAGGGCACGGACACAAGCTATACGGGGCCAGGGTATGAAAGCATTGCAGACTGGGAGAATAAGAAGAACGAGGAACTGGCCGCGCAGGACGCCCAGGCACAGCGGGCGGACTATGTTCCCGGGACGCTCCGGTATACCAGCGACACGGAGCCTGTGGCGGAGGACCGGCTGGGCCTGTGGCGGAGTTTGACACCGGAGCAGAAACAGGATGCCGTGAACAGTTCCAACGTGCAGCTGAACAACGTCGTCATGGCAGGAAATGACGGGCACTGGGATCTTCTGACGGACAACGAGGTGGAGACCTACTACTACATCAAGGGCCAGCAGGGGCAGGAGGCGGCGAACCAGTACCTGGACGACATGTACATTGAGCTTTCCCGGCGGAATGAGCTTAAGACAGTACAGTCCATTGAGAACGCAAACAGCTGGGAGAAAGCCGGGCTGACTGCGGTGAGCGTTGGCGCAAACCTTGTGGGGGCCATTCCGGCGGCGCTGGGAAAGACCGCGGATATGGTTGCCGGACGGACGAACCCCTACAGCTCCATGCAGTTCTTCCAGCGGTACGCCTCTTACATCCGGGGCAGCGTCGGGCAGGATATCGGGGACTGGACGGAAAGCAAACTGGCGGACAAATTCGGGGAGCAGTTTGCGGCGAAGGCGGGAGAACTGGCGAACCAGACCTTCCAGGCGTTTATGAGCGGCGTGGATAGCTTTGCGGGCGGCATGACCTTCGGGCAGGGATTGGCACTCCCTGCGGGGCCGTTTAATTTCCATGTGGGCGGATATACCACCGTCATGGGCATGGGAGCCTTTGCCCAGAGAGCACAGGAAATGGAACTGAAGGGCGCGACACCGACGCAGATTGCAATCGGCTCCATTGGCTCCGGCATCCTGGAAGCGCTGTTTGAGGACGTTTCCATGGAAGCGTTCTTTACGAACATTCTGGATAACCCTGCCAAGACCGCCGGGGAGTTCGTGAAGAAACTTGCCATTCAGATGGGCGTGGAAGGCTCTGAAGAGATGTTTACGGAGATGGGGAACATCATTCTGGACGCCATCAACATGGGCAAGAACAGCGAAAACTCCATGGCGGTGCGGGAATATATGGCCCAGGGCATGACCGAGGAGAAAGCCAGGCAGCAGGTATGGAAGGACAACGCCGTGGATATTCTCTGGGCAGGATATGGCGGTGCCATTTCCGCGGGCGCTATGGCGGCTGGAGGACAGCTGGCAACCGATACGGTGAGAAAAGCAAGCAATACCATAGGGAACTACTCTGTCGGTGATACCCTGACGAAGAACGGACGGTATGTGGATTTGCAGGAGCAGGCGAACGCACTTCAGGACCAGAAAAAGAGCACCAAGCTCTCCAAGGCGGCCCAGGAGGTGGCGCAAAAGGCCAGCGCGGGAGATGAATCCATTGGCAACAAATACCGAATGGGAAAGGTTGCAAGCCAGATTGCAAAGCAGGCAGGACGAGAGGCCAACAAGGCGGAGACAACAGAGTTCCGGAATGCGGCGGAAAAATACCTTTCCGAGCGGCGGGATATTCAGGACAAGAAGCGGGCGCTGAACGTGCTGACAAGGGCTTACGACGGCACTACGATTCCCGGAGACAGTGCCGCCATGCGGCGCTGGGGCAACCAGATGACGCGGGAGATCCTGGAGGGCATCGGCGGGAAGCAGACTTTGCAGGAGAACGCCAAGGCACGGGCTGCCAGCGCCATCCAGACGGCGGTGGACGTGCAGAGCAGTGTGCTGGGATTTGAGCCGACCAGGGGGGAGACCGCCTTCGAGTACAATCAGGAGGGGGACACCCAGGCATACCTGAAGGATTCCAGCGACCCGGTGAACATTAGGGCAGAAGACCCGGTGGCGAAAATCGAGAACGGGAAGATGTGGCTGAACACGGACGATGGGCAGACAGTGGAGGCGGACAACGTCTCCTTCGGAACCGCCGAGGACGCGGAGCTTGCTTCCGTTGTGAGCCGGATGAACATCACGGCGGATCAGGCCAACAGTCTGTACGCCGCCAGAACGGCGAGCGGCATGAGCGCGAAATCCTACGCCACGGCCTTGCAGAACGCCTACCTGAAGGGATTTTCCGGGGTGACCTACAACGGCATTCAGGACTACAGCGCCGCGGCGAAACTGCCGGGGGACGTGAGACGGACGGCATGGGAGGCCGGGCGGCAGATGCGGAACCGGCAGACCACGCAGCAGGCGGCGAGGATCAGCAAGGGAACCCAGATGGTGAACCAGAGGGGCCTGACCTTCCGGGACAGCGCAAAGGCCATCAGAAATCTGAACGAGCAGCAGAAGACCGGCATCGCGGCGGCCAAGGCGCTGGCGGCGGCCGGACTGAACATCGAGGTATACGCCAGCACCGAGGCAGAGCGGGCGAACGGCGCGCCCAACGGATTCTACAGAAGCTCTGACGGAACCATCCACATCGACCTGAACGCCGGTGACAACGGGCAGGGCACGGTGGCCTATGTGGTGGCCCATGAGGCCACGCATTTCATCAAGGATCTGTCGGCGGACAAGTACCAGATTTACGCGGACATCCTGATTGAGGCGGCGGAAAACAAGGGCATTTCCTACGACAGTCTGCTGGACCGGCAGCTGGCAAAGCTCTCGGCGCTGGAAGAGAACCGGGGCAAGACGGCTGAAGAATTGCAGAAGCTGGCCTACGACGAGACCATTGCCGAAATGAGCGAGACCATGCTGACGGACACGGACGCGGTCCGGCGGGTTTCTCAGGAGCTGTACAAGAAGGACCGGACGCTGTGGGAAAAGATCCGGGACTTCTTCACAGGGCTTGTGGAAAAGCTGCGCAGCGCCTACAAGGGCCTTGACCCGGACAGCGACATGGGGCGGATCACCCGGCAGGCAATCCGGGACAACGAGAAGGTGGCGCAGGCATGGGCGGAGGCGCTGGTGGAGGCCGGTGAGAACTACCAGCTGCAGGACGGGCAAAAAAATAACGCCCGGGAGGGTGTGAGGCTTAGCCTGCGGGGGAAAACACAGCAGGAGCTTACGGCAAATTTTCAGGCAGAGGTTGACAATGTTCTAGACAATCCATACACGTCTGGCAAGCAACTGATTGTTGGGTATACCCCCTCTTTGTATGAAAGCCTAGGTATGCCCTCCCTTCCGCTGACCATCGGTTCCGGCCACGTGTATTCCGCAGCGAAGACCGAGGCACAGGCAAAGCAGGACGGGAATTTCCACAAGGGCGTTCATTATCACGGGCTGGGTAATGCGGCTGTCAAGAACATCTACAGCGCCATTCAAGACCCTATCATGGTGATTGCGGCGAAGGATGTCAACAAGAACGCCTCTCCCCTGCGCAGCACGCACAGCGTTGTGGCCATTGTTGACATTGGAACGGCGCAAAAATCCTTGCTGGTTCCAATAGAGATTACCGCTGAGCGGAAAGTGAACGGGACACAGATGGATGTCAATACAATTTCCAGCATATACGAGAAATCCGTTGGAAACCTTGTCAACGAGGCTATTGCCTTGGAAAATTCCGGCGATGTTGGAATTTTCTACGCAAAAAAAGAAGCAACAGCCCTGCCAGTTGCCGGGGTCCAATTCCCCGCACAGCTTCAGCAGCCGATTGCTTCTAATGGCATTGTACACCGGCTTTCCGAGAAAGTCAACATGAAAGTTTCGGAAGCTACCCAGAGCCAGCAGTTCAAGCGGTGGTTCGGTGACTGGCAGAATGACCCGGCGAATGCGAGCAAGGTGGTGAATGAGGACGGGACACCGAAGGTGCTGTACCATCAGACCTCCGCAGACTTTACCATTTTTGAACCCAGGCATGAAGGGGCGGGCACGAGAGACCAGGATACGCCGTTTGGCATTTTCATGAAGTCCAGTGACAGGAACATTGGCGTGAAGGGCGAAAGGCAGATGGCGCTGTATGCCAGAATCGTGAATCCCCTGCGGGTTACTGACCGGGCCGATTTGATGTATCAGCTCAAGAAAATTTCCCCTGAATATGAAAAGGTCAGCGCCGAGCTGCGCAGCCTGAATGATGAATACCAGCAGAAATACGACGATGCCAAGGAGGCGTTCAGAGACTACGTAACAAAATGGAGGCAGAAAAACCCCAACGCTTCCAGAACTGCCATTTATGATGATGCCGCTTTCAATGAGGTCTACGAGGCAGAGGACAATGTTCTGGATGAGTGGGAGGCAGAAGCACGAAAAGTAGAGCTGCGCTCCAAGGAAGCTATCACAAGAGACCTGGAAAAGCAGGGCTATGACGGCGTGATCATCCGGACCGACGAAGGAAGCTTTGGAAGAAGTACGGATGCTTACATTGCACTCCGCCCGGAACAGGTGAAGTCAGCCACGGACAACGTGGGCACCTTTGACAAGAGCAACCCGGACATTCGGTATTCTGACCGGAACAGCGGGGAGAGCCGGGTGGACAGGCTGGTGCGGAAGAATGAGGAGCTGAAGGCGGAGGCGGAGTACCTGAAGCAGGTTGTGCAGATCCAGAAGCAGGGGAACAGGAAGAATCTGCGGGACCGGGAAAGCGTGAACGCCATTGCGAAGGGCATTCTGGAATCGGTGAACGCCAAGGATACGGAGTTCGGGAAGAAGCTGAACGATTTCTACCGGGATCTTGTGACGGTGGAGATGGACTACGACACCATGCAGGAAAAGGCCGGAGAGTTGGCGGACCGGGCGCTGGAACACCATCAGGCGGAGCGGGACGGCTACGCACAGGAGGTGCTGGACTTTCTGAAGAAACGGCGGGTAAGCCTGAGCGACGGCCAGATCGGGGACATTGAATACACATACGGAAGCCTGAACGAATTCAAGAAGGCCATCCGCGGCAGCATCATCCTCGACCAGAATTCCACCACCAGCCTTGACCAGCTGTGGCAGGAGGCGGCGGCGCGGTTTCCGGACCGGTTCGGCGCGGATACCACAGAGGCGGATATGCCGGACGGGATTGCGAACATCGTTTCCTGGGCCAACAGCGCCGAGGCCGACAGCGAGACGGAACTCCAGTACTACAAGGCAGAGACCAAGGCAGACCTGACCCAGAGGATTCTCATGGGATTTCTGGACGCCAAGCCCATTGAGAGTGTTTCCGATACGCTGAAGCAGCAGCTGGCAGACCTGAAGCAGCAGCACAAGCAGGAAATGAAGGAGCTGCGCAGGAGCTGGGACGAGGAAGCCAAGGCCATGGAGCGGAGCCACAAGTACGACCTGGAGGCCGAGCGGAAGCGGGGCAAGGCTGCGGTGGAAGCCCTGAAATACCAGCAGGAGGTTATCCAGAAGGCCCAGGAGGGGCTGTGGGAGACCGAGCGGGCCGACATCAAGCGGAGCTATGAGAAGCAGATGAAGGAGCTGAAAGAGCAGAACACCCAGAAAGCCCACGAAAAGGTGGAAAGCCGACACAGAACCGAGGAACGGCACAAACTGCAGAACACTATCGACACGCTGAACCGGATGCTGCTGCGGCCAACCAACACGGCCCATGTGCCCCAGGAATTGCAGAGCAGCGTTGCCATGGCTATGAAAGTCATCAACGGGGTGATTTTGGACAGCAAGACCGGGCAGAACGCAGGCCGGCTGGCGAAGTACGCGGAGCAGCTGCGGAAGCTGGAGGGAAACCCGGAGGACAATGCAGAGAAAATCGCGGACCTGAACCGGAAGATTGGCGACCTGACAGGCAGGGACATCAGCATGAAGGCGGCGCTGACATCCCTGCAGGAGCAGTACGCCAAGCTGGAAGGGCAGGACGGCGGGCTTTATGACAGCAACATTGAAGCCCTGATTGAGGACGCAAAAGAGACCATCGGGAACACGGCCTACAAGGATCTGTCGCTGAAACAGCTGAAGGCGGTGCGGGACACCTACACGGCGCTGCTGACCACCATAAGGAATGCCAACAAGGCTTTCGTGGCGGGGCAGAATGCCAGAATTGACGACATGGTGAAGCGGGCAACCATTGAGCTGAGTATGAAGGGGAAGAAGAAGCCCACACAGACGGCCATTGGAAAGAAGGCCGACCAGTTCTTCTGGAACAACGAGAAGCCCGTGTATGCCTTTGAGCGGATCGGAAGCGCGGTCATGAGCGAGCTGTACAGGAACCTCCGGAACGGAGAGGATACCTTCTACCGGGACGTGAACAGCGCCAGAGAGTTCTTTCTGGGAGCCGCGGAGAAGGACGGCTTTGACAAGTGGAATCTGGACGAATTGCAGGAATTTGAGGCTTCCAACGGGCAGAAATTCCAGCTGAGCCTGGACGAGCGCATGAGTTTGTACGCCTACAGCCTGCGGCCCCAGGCGAGAGACCACCTGACGAAAGGCGGCATTGTGCTGGCGGAAAACACGAGGCGGCTGCAGCAGGGACCTCTGGGTGTGACCAGGGAGGTGACCTATGACGACGCCAACGCCTACACGCTGACGGACGAGACCATCGACGCCATTGTTGGAAGCCTGACGAAGGAGCAGCGGCAGTTTGCCTATGAGATGCAGCAGTATCTTGCCAAGGTCATGGGCGCAAAGGGCGACGAGGTGAACATGGCAATGTACGGCATCAAAAAGTTTGGGGAAGAAACCTACTGGCCCCTGAAATCCAGCGGGGTATTCTCCGAGCGCATCCGGGAACAGCAGGAGCGGACCGGGAACAAGGTGAAGAACAGCGGCTTTACAAAGGCTCTGACCCAGCACGCCAACAACGCCATTGAGCTTTCCAGCCTGACGGAGACCTGGGCGCAGCATGTGAACGACATGAGCATGTACCACGCCTTCACGCTGCCCATGGAGGACTTTTACCGGGTGTACAACTGGATGCAGAAGGGCGATTCCAAGGGGAAGCAAACCATGGGCGTAAGGCAGATGATTCAGCAGACGGCGGGCAAGGGGGCTGTGACCTACATTGACCAGTTCCTGAAGGACCTGAACGGCGGATTGCGGGCCGACCCCAGAGAGACGGTAAGCAAGGCTATGCTGAGCGGATTTAAGAAAGCGGCGGTAAGCGCCTCCCTTTCCGTGGCCATTCAGCAGCCCAGTGCCGTGGGACGGGCGCTGGCCTACATTGAAGCCAACTACTTTTTAGGCAGCAAGGTGGAGAGCGCGGGCGGCATCAAAGCGACCTGGGATCAGCTGAAGAAATACGCCGCCGTGGCGGGGCTGAAGGAAATGGGCCGGTTTGATGTGGACATGGGGCAAAGCACGCTGGAATACATCATCGGACGGCACAGTGTGAATGCCTGGGGAAAGTTCAAGGACAAGGTGGACGAGTATTCCGGTTGGCTGCCGGAGATAGCTGATCAGGTGACCTGGTGCGGCATCTGGGAGGCGGCAAAGCGGAAGACGGCGGCACAGAACCCAGGACTGAAGGGCGAGGCCCTTCTGCAAAAGGCCGGAGAGCTGTTCACGGACACCATTACGCGGACACAGGTATATGATTCCGTATTCTCCAGAAGCGCCAATATGCGCGCCAAGAGCGGGCTTATGAGCATGGCCACGGCCTTCATGGCGGAGCCTACCACCACGGCCAACATGGTGGAGGACGCGGTACGGAAGTTCGCCGGAGGCGACAAGCGCATGGCAGGGAAGGTTATGAGCAGTGTGGCCGTGGCGACGGTGCTGAACGCGGCGCTGGCATCGGTGGTATACGCGGCCAGAGATGACGACGATGACAAGACCTACTGGGAGAAATACATGGCAAGTCTTGCGGGGGAGACCGTGGATTCCCTCAATCCGCTGACTTACATCCCGGTTCTGTCGGACATCAACAATCTGCTTCTCGGCTACAGCATCGAGCGGACGGACATGAGCCTTGCCTCTGACCTGATAACGGCGCTGAAGAAAATCACGACACTGTACGGAAAGTATGACGATGAGTGGAGCGATGAGAAGAAGAAGGAATGGAAAAAGAAGGTGCGGGACGCATGGCTGGACAACGCATGGATGGCCGGAACGGTTATGGGCCTGCCGCTGAAGAACGTTGTGAGGGACGTGGAGGCGGTTATCAATACGGCGAGAAATCACAGCAACGGGGCGGAGATGAGCGCCGACACCGTGCTGAAGGCCATGGGCGACAGCGCACGGAAGAACTTCCCGATCCTCAGCTGGAAGGCGGACGAGAGCAGCAGCGACCAGCTGTACAAGGCCATTACCCAGGGGAAGGATGTGCTTGCCAGACGGCTGAAGGCCCAGTTCGGGGACGAGAAGAAGTACGAAAGCGCACTGCTGAAGGGTCTGCGGGAGAATGACCCCAGAATCAAGACGGCGGCACAGTACGCCATCGACGGGAACACGCCAAAGCGGGTGGCCATCATCCGGGAAATCGTGGCCGAGGGGCACTATACCCAGAATCAGGTAATCAAGGCCATAAACCAGAAGGCCAACAGCATGAAGGAGAAGACCCAGAGCGGCAAGGAAAGCCCTCCGGAAAAGCTGTACGACTATTCCGAATACGTCAACGCCGCCGCCAACGGTCTGGGATATGCCGGGGACGTGCAAAAGGAGCTGATCCGCTATCAGGCGGACCGGAACCAGGAGGCGGACGGGAAGCTGACCCGGCAGGAGGCGGAATCGGACGCGCTGAAGACCTTCCAGAGCAATGTCAAGAGTGACGCCAAGGACGGCTACGCTGCAGGAGAGCTGACGGAGGCACAGGTTAGGAAGGTGCTTACCGCAGCGGACATTGCCGAGGGTGAGGAGCTGGACGATCTGATGCTGCAGTGGGATACGGAGGTGGAGCTGGGCAGAGAGATTGACTGGGGAGATACCAAGTATCGGGAATACGCCGAGGAGATCCGGCCTGCGGGCATTTCCGTGGATGTGTACGACGAATGGCTGCGGCAGGTAAACTACCATCTGACGGGCGTGGACGAGGATGGAGACGGAAAGGCCGACAGAAACTCGGCCGTTAAGCAGAAGGCGGCGTACATCAACTCCCTGCCTCTGACAGCGGAGCAGAAGGAGGCACTGTGGCGGACGGTTTCGACCAGCGCGAGGACGCTGCGGAAATACCGGCTGTGGTAAACGAAAAACCCCGGGGAAACCCGGGGTTTTGGGTTAGAGAAACGAAGGGAAATACGATAAGATGAGGGAAGAACAGAAGTGGGGATGAAGGAAAGGAGTGAACAGCGTATGACCATCAAGCAGGTACAGCAGCTTTTGAACTATCTGGGGTATGACCCGGGGGCCGTGGACGGTGTGGACGGGCGGCAGACCCAGGCGGCGGTGAGGCGGTTCCAGGGGGCCGAAGGGCTGACCGTGGATGGAATCGCCGGGGAGCAGACGCAGATACGGCTGAAAGATGCGGTGTGGCAGGACCGGTTTGCGAAGGACAATACTGTCCCTAGCAGCGGTCAGCCACCCGACAAGACGGGGACGTTTTGGGACAGCATTAAATACTTTACCCGGGACGAACCCTACATAGCCTGCCCCTGCGGACGGTGCGGGGGGTTCCCGGTGGAGCCTGCGGAAAAGCTGATGCGTCTTGCGGACGCTGTGCGGGAGGCTGCGGGAAAACCGATGGTGCCCACAAGCACGGTACGATGTGATGCACACAACGCAGAGGTTGGCGGTGTCGCCACTTCCCGGCACCGGCTGGGTCACGCCATGGATTTTGTGATCCCAGGTATGACCGCAAATCAGATCCTGACCATTGTGCGGAAACAGAAGAACGTGGTGTACTGCTACGCGATTGACGGGTCGGCGGTGCATATGGATATTGGAAATTAGGGGGGAAGTGTAAATGGAAGACGTAGATTTTGTTGGGCGGCTTTCCGCCGTGGAACAGCGCAGCAAATCCAACTCCCACCGGCTGGAAGCGCTGGAGAAGCAGACGGAAGCCGTGAACCACCTGGCAACGTCTGTGGCCGTTATGGCCGAGAAAGTGGAATCCACGGGTGAAAAGGTTGACGGACTGTGCGTGGACGTGCAGGAAATCAAGCAGAAGCCTGGAAAACGGTGGGAGACGGTGGTCGGACAGGTCGTATCCCTGCTGGTTGCCGCAGTGCTTGGGTATGTTCTGGCCCGGATGGGCCTGGGCTAAATATTTTTAGGAGGAATACTTATGGAATTTTTGAACACGTTCGTTGTGCCTGTTATCGTGGGCCTGTGCCTGGTTGTGGGCTACCTGATCAAGCACGTCACCAGCGCGGACAATCGGTGGATTCCCGTCATTGTGGCGGTACTGGGTGTGGCCCTGTCCGTCTGGCTGAACTGGCCGCAGATTACCCCGGAGGTAATTCTGGGCGGCGCTGTGTCCGGTCTGGCTTCCACCGGCCTGCATCAGGCGTTTAAGCAGTGGATTGATAAAGGCTCCGAATAATGTATGGCGCGGACGGTTCTGTGGAACCGTGTGCTGCTTGACGAATTCATAGACCTGGCTTCTCTTTCGGAAGACGAGGAGCGCGTCATCAGGGCACGGGCCGCCGGATGGAGCCGCGTGAAGATGTGCCACGAATACAATATGTCCCTTGCCGCAATTGACAGGATTGTCGCAAGGCTGAAAAGCAAGTACGATGCCGTTCAGCCCTACAGTGACAAGCTGCCAGTGCGAAAAATACGCGAAAAAGCCGATAGGTAATCGAGAGGTTGTCTGTCGGCTTTCCTGTTATTATAGAGCCATAGGAGGGAAAGCCATGTGGAAGATGTTCAACCCGAACCCCTTGGCGGCCAGGGTGGGCGACTGTGCGGTGCGGGCTGTGTGCAAGGCCATCGGCAAAGACTGGGAGAACGCCTATTTGCAGCTTGTGTGTGCTGGAATGGATATGTGTGACATGCCATCCAGCAACAATGTATGGGGCGCGATACTGCGGAGGAACGGTTTTGAGCGATTCCTGATTCCCAATACCTGCCCGGACTGCTACAGCGTGGCGGACTTTTGCCGGGACTATCCCAAGGGGCTGTACGTGCTGACGCTCAAGAATCACGTTGTGGCGGTGGAGGACGGAGACATCTACGACACATGGGACTGCTCCGGTGAAATACCGATTTATTTCTGGAAAAGGAAAGGTGACTGAAAATGTTCAATTACGGTATGGGCGGGAACCAGTTCCTATACGGGCAGCCGCAGCAGAGCCAGCAGACCCAGGGGGCGGGAAACAACATCGTCTGGGTGCAGGGCATGGCCGGGGCGAAAGCCTATCCTGTGGCCCCTGGGGCCGCCGTGTGGATGATGGACAGCGAGGAGAAGCAGTTCTACGTCAAAAGCGTGGACGGCAGCGGCATCCCCAACCCGCTGCGGATATTCCGGTACGAGGAAATGCGGGAGGCAAAGCAGCCGGAAGCACCGACTGGGGACTTTGTGACAAGAGAAGAATTCGAAAAGCGGCTGGCGGAGCTGACAGGAGGGAACAGCAATGAATGATCTTTTTCGGCAGTTTGGCGGGAACACGCCTACCCCGGGGGGCATCGGGAACATGATCCAGCAGTTCAACCAGTTCCGGGCGAACTTCCAGGGAGACCCGCAGCAGCAGGTGCAGCAGCTGCTGAACTCCGGAAAGATGACGCAGCAGCAGTTCAATCAGCTGCAGGGGCTGGCAACGCAGTTCCAGAGGCTTCTGAAATAAGCCGGGTGCGCAACGGTTTATAATATTATTTAGGAGGAAAAAGTATGAACGATATGATGAGCCCTGCCGATGTTGTGGCGCTGACCAACAGAAACAACGACGGCATGTTCGGTGGGAACGGCGCATGGTGAATCATTATCCTGTTCCTGTTCGCGTTTGTTGGCTGGGGCGGCAACGGTTGGGGCGGCAACGGAAATTCCGGCGCTGCTGACAACTATGTGCTGGCCAGCGACTTTGCGACGGTGCAGCGGATGATCTCCGACGCGACCAACTCGCTGGAGCGGAGACTGGACAACACCCAGAACGGGCTGTGTGACCTGGGCTACACCCAGGCGCAGCTGATCAACGGCGTGCAGGTGGGCCAGATGCAGCAGGGGTATGAGACCCGGATCGCCGTCAACGGCGTGGGCCAGAAACTCTCTGACTGCTGCTGCGACATCAAGCAGGAGATCGCCGGGGTCAACAACGGCCTGGGCCGGGCCATTGAGCGCGGCTTCTGCGACACCAACTACAACATGCAGGCCCAGCACAACGCGACCATGATCGCCATCGACAAGGTGGGCGACCGGGTCATCGACTACCTGAACAGCACCAGAATGCAGGAACTTCAGGCAGAAAATCAGGCACTGCGGCTGGCGGCTTCCCAGCAGGCACAGAACAATTATCTGGTGAGCACGCTGCGTCCCACGCCTGTGCCTTCCTATCAGGTGCAGAACCCGTACTGCTGCAACAACGGCTGCGGCTGCGGCAGCTTCTGAGGAGGTAGCTTATGGCGGTTGAACTTACTGCGAACGCTGCCCAGAACGTAGCGGCTGGACAGAACGTGCTGTTTACCGACACCCCTGTTGGGTGCAATCGCGGGTATGTTGTTCACCGGGAAGGTGCCGGGCTGGTGACGCTGCGTGGCGCCTGCAATGGCTGTTCCACCTTTGCACGGTACAAGGTGCTGTTTGCCGGCAACATCAGCGTACCGGCGGGAGGAACGGTGGAGGCCATCAGCGTGGCGCTGTCGCTGGGCGGCGAGGCTATCCAGCAGACCACGGCCACGGTGACACCGGCGGCGGTCGGGAACGCCTTTAACGTGGCAACGGCTGCGTTTGTGGACGTTCCCAGAAACTGCTGCGCAAGCCTGGCAGTCAGAAACATTTCCGCTCAGTCCATCAGTGTTGAGAATGCCAACCTGATGATCGAGCGGGTGGCGTAGGAGGTGACGACATGCACGAGAAGTTATACAAGCTGCGGGACGCAGCCATGCAGGAGCTGGAGGGCATGGGGGACCGCCTGGACCGCGGAAGCGTCGAGGTGGCAAAGAACCTTGCATCCCTGATCTGCAAGCTGGACTGCATTACGGACCAGGGCTACAGCCGGGATTATTCCCGGAGGTACAGCCGGGAGGACGGGTATTCCAACCGGCGGGATTCCATGGGCAGATATGCCAGAGACGACGGCTATTCCTATGGCAGCGCTGTGGACCGGCTGCGGGAGTTGGTGGATTCCCAGGGCATCGACCTGGACACCAAGAACGACCTGCACAGGATTCTGACCCGGATGGAGCAGCAGAAGGGTATGCGGTAATACCGTAGTGTAAAAAGGAACACGCCCCGCCAATCAAGGCAGGGCGTGTTTTCTTGTTTGGATGAAAACCATACCGACGATGGTGATCGTGTTCGGTTTTGAATCCAATGGTGACCCGGAGACAGCAGAGATGTTTACAAGCTCAGCTGCGAGGAGATCAACCACATGAACACCCTGCACAAGGATGTTGTGCGGCTGATCGGAGAGCACCGCCGGGAGCACGGTGAACCACCTGCTGATATGATGGCCGTTTATGAGTATCTGCATAAGCGGGCCGTCGAGAAAGCCGGAGAGGTTGGGGCACTGCAAGGGATGTATAGGCGGTAGCCTTTTGGTGTGACTGTAACCGTGACTGTAACTGAGATTTTGAAAGTTTGAGAAACTAATAATTTCTTTTATAAACTTTTAGAAATAAAGAAAAAACAGTGAAATTTTGAGATAATTGGAGATAATATCATTCAAGATTCTGCCTTTTAAGCAGTGGGTCCGGGGTTCGAATCCCCGGCGGGTCACCAAA